GATTACCGTTTATACTTAATAAACAACCATTACCACCTTTGCCACAGTTTCCTGTAGTTGAATTAAATGCACAAAACCCCGTTTCACTTGCACCACCGCCGCCTCCGCCACCTGTAGTGCATCCTGGGGCAGCATCCCATCCACCAGGGCATCCTTCTGCCGGAGAATATCCACCTAGATTTCCTGAACCTGCAGTAACGGAATTAGTTGGATCTGAATACCACCAACCTCCGCCCCCACCTGAACCGCCTGGGTTAGCTGTTGCCGCTCCAGATCGAGTAGGAGTTCCCGTGTATCCATTACATCCTCCTTTACCTCCACCTGTAGCTGATAATAAACATCCACTAGATTGAAAGGATGAGTTAGAACCATTAGTACCACCGCCAGGCTGTCCAGCACCTATACCGCCTGCACCTATAACTATACTGTAATTAGTTACATTGGTAGGAAGGAGTCCTGTTCTTAATCCGCCAGCACCGCCACCGCCTGAATTATCATATCCGCCTCCGCCACCTCCAGCAACTACTAAATAAGTAACGTTAAAGGGATAGTCAGGCGCAGATGATAAAGATTGATTACTTAATACTGATCCGCAAATAATAAACCCTGTCATAATGATCCTTTAGTATTATTTTTAAACAAAAGAACTCAGGAAACACAAATTACCCGAGGAAGTAAAGGTATGCACAGTATTGCCATTGCAAGAATATACGGTAGATCCACCTGTTGCTCTTTGTGATCCGGGGTATGATATTATAACAACACCGGAACCACCGCAACCACCAGGTGATGCTCCGCCAGGATCAGAAGTACCACCTCCACCGCCGCCTCCGCCAGTATTGGGAGAGCCAGCAAAACCTGAAACACCAAATTGGCAACCGCCTGCACCTCCGCCGCCGCAACCCCCTGGTCCGAATAGACCTGATCTACCGCCTCCACCTCCACCGCCTGCATACCATACAGGATTACCGTTTATACTTAATAAACAACCATTACCACCTTTGCCACATTGCCCACTAGTATTACATCCGTTTTGTGAAGCACCGCCACCCCCCGCTCCTCCGTATGGTGCACCGGAACCATTATCACAACCACCCGGGTATCCTTCTGGTGGAGAATAACCACCTATGTTGCCTGCACCGCAATGAACACTACCACTGTAATACCACCCTGCACCTCCACCGGACCCACCTGCTCCACCAATAGCTCCCGCACCACCCGACCAATAACCATTACATCCTCCCTTACCACCACCTGAAGCGCAAATATTAGTAAAACAGGAATTTGATCCAGTTCCACCAGAAACAGCACCTGCTCCGACGACAACACATAATCTACAAGTAATACAAGATGAAGTTATTGATAAGGAACCTGTTCTCAACCCACCAGCACCTGCACCACCAGCATTTTCTGTACCACCCCCGCCACCCCCTGCTACTACTAGATATTGTAGGTTAATTGGATATACTGGTTCAGAATTAATAAATTGACCACTAATTACAGAATTACATATAGTCACAGCAGCCATAGTTCTTTATCTTTGATGACAAATTCGTTCTTGTGTTATTCTTCCATCTGCGTGACGAATTTCTTTCCATTCATCACATTCGACGGTTTGTACTACAACAGGTTGTTGCTGTTGTACTATAATTGGTTGTTGATTTCGCGCTAATTCATAGCCTATCACGCCACCTATGATAGTCGGGGCTATCCACACCCATCCATGGTTAGGATGCCAATGTCTTTGCATGTGATGGTGATGATGTCTAAAATGATGTTGATGAGGACCAGCAAAAGCCGGTATTGAAACAAGTAATAGACATAATGATGCTAAAATTCTTTTCATTTTACCCCCAGGCAATAGAGTCGGAATAAACCGACTCTATTATTTATAATATTAATTTCCTCCGTATCTGTTTTCATATTCTAACCTAGCTAGGATATATTCCTTAACTAAATTAGATCTTACTATGTCATTTACGTCAAATTCTATTGTTTTTAATGAGGGCATCATATCTGCTATGACCATGAACTTTTTGAGCCCAGACATGTCGGTTTTCTTGTATAAATCCGTCTGTCTAAAATCCCCGCAGAAAATAATTTTTGATCTTTCTCCTACTCTCGTAATAATGGAATTAATTTCCATATCTGTCATGTTTTGTACTTCGTCTACTAAAATAATAGAATCATCTAGTGTAATACCTCTGACAAAAGAGGTTACCATAAATTTTATTACTTGTTGTTCTTCTAGTCTTTGGAACGCATCGTTTCTTCCAAATAAAGAATCACAAATTTCTATGTATGGTAATTTGTATACTTCAGTTTTTTCTTTTTCGTCTCCAGGTAGATGGCCTATTTCTCTCGATGGTACTGCTGATCTAACAATTACTACATGTTTGTAATAATTAGCTTTATCCATTACCTCCTCTAAAGCTTTGTATAGCGCTATAAATGATTTACCTGTTCCTGCCACACCGTGTAACAACATCATATTAGAACTATTATAGAGGTCAAAAAATCTCCTTTGGTTATTTGTTAATGGCTCAACCACCTGCAAGTCATCTATTCTCAGCTTCAATTTATTGGATATAGTTATCTGAGCTTGGTTACTATTGACAGATTGTAGTTGTAAATTATTTTTCTTTGCCATGTATGCCCTCGTTAAAGAAAAAGAAAGGGCAATAGTTCCTAACCATTGCCCTCCCAGGAGATATAACTTTTTATTTTCATCGTCTTGATAATTTGTCCGTCAAGTTGCTTTTATAATTAGCGCTTGCAATCTTAGACAAGACTTCTCTAAACCCACCATCTATACTCTTGACCCCAAGACGAACCGGATCAATTAACGACTGCTTTCCAGTATGATGAGTTGCATAATTCTTCGAATGACACTGTGGACATTCTTGTTCTTTCATTTCTGATATTTTACATTTAACATCAAAAACACTTTCACAATCTGAGCATTTAAAACTATAACTAGGCATTATTCCACCAAATAGGTTGTTCTCTTTTTTTCCATGATGCCAAATGTTGCTTGGCGCCGTTATAATAATTTATATATGATCTGATGCTGTCTCCTGTAACTTTAAATTGTTCTGGCATAGCAGGAGTAGGTTCAGTAAAAGGGCCATCGGGTATGTTGATTGGGTGTAACCAAAAATAGGACATCATTCTTTCTGCAGAATGTTGTTTACCATATCTATGTGTATATTCTTGTAAAAGATAAAACCAAAGTCGATATAACCATTTATAATTTTCTTTAGTCTGCCTGGTCCAAATACCTGAGGGATGCTTGATATGGCTAGCTTTCCATAATATATTTTCTCTATCATCTGGTAGAAGCCAACGCTTTATATTTCTACCATTAGCAGTTTTACCAAGATATTCCTTACCGTCTAATACTCGGTGTGCAGTGGACATTAGTTGTCCGTATTCTAGAATCATTTTTACTACATGCTTGTCATTATGTAATCTAGCACATTCCTTAGGATCATTGTGCAAATAAAAAATATTCATAAACTAATTTTCTCCACATTATTCAATATTTTATCAATTATTTTTTTTGTATGAATGGTAATGTATTGGCATTGCTTCGCTTTTTGCAATGATTCAATTACAAATTTAGGGTCTAATTCGCCTAGATTTTTTTCGTTAATTTTATTAGGCAGGCAACTAAAGGCGTTTACGCAGAGAACAGATATTTCTATTTCTGTCTCGGTATACAGAGGAATTTTGAAACCAAAATTTTTTTGTATTTCAGGAAAAATATATACTTTAGCGGTCATGAAGGACACTCCTGCTGTCCTTCATATTTATTAGAAATACAATTTTTTGATATACTTGTCTAATTGAGAGTCTAAATTATCATTAGAAATGTCCATATGTTTGGTTACAAAATCCTTAATATGATCTCTGACTCGTTCACCATCGTATATAGCATTATGAATAGAGAGATAACCTGAGCATTGAGCTTGAGCATAAGATTCTGGTCCAAAATTAAATACACTATATAATACGTGTCGATAGGAACCTTTATCCACAATCTCACCTTGATGGATTCTTCTGCTAACAGCACAAAATACTTTTAGTTGCTCGTCATGTGATAATGAATTCCAATATGCTTCACTATCATTTTCTATTTGCTTCATTGCGTCATTAAAGGCATTGCTGATTTCCTGCAATCCTTCCAACGATACTTTAGACTCATCAAAAACAGAAACTTTCCACACTCCTGCGCTTTGGCGCAAGGTGTAAGATACCTCTCCCTCAGTTTTATTTTCTTTCTTGAATTTTTCTATCTCAAGTTGAGCATAGAGATGAGGATCTTCGACATCTCCCATTTTAAATTCGTGTATCTTCATTTAAGTTCCTAAATGATTACCATGTTCATCTTTACATTTATGCCAGAATGGTAATAGAGCAGTAAAAAATCTACCTAACCAACCTATATGTTCACCGCACTTTTGACAACACCAACTTGGAAATTTGTTCATACAAATCCTATTTTAGCTTTTGGTTTTGCCTTATGAGTCTGTTTATGAAACACATCAGCAATGCTGTAGGTATCACTATCAGTAGGCAATTCTGTATCAATAACACTTGCAAGATTCTTTGCCTGTTGTTTATTCAAGTAATTGAATGTAAGAACATCAAAGCAGCGACCTGGACGAATAAGAGCAGGATCAATATCCTTTACTGATGGCAAATTAGTACTGAAGATAAGCTTCTTGTTCTTTGTAGTAATCAAACCATCGCCGACGTTAAGAAACTTATGCATAACAGTGTTGCCTTCGTTTCTACTGCCGAGAAAGTTGTCTGCATCCTCTAACACCATGATGTTATTACTACTTTCAATGAATCGAGCAAACACATAATCTTTTTCAAGTAGCTCAGGATCATAGGTTACAATAGCACTTGACTTAGTATGCTGCAGAAGACCTCGAATGAAAGTAGTCTTGCCTGTACCTGGTGGTCCGATCAATACAAGCACACTCGCAGATGAATGCATGTAACGATCATAGTAATCAATTAATTTTTCGTCACCAAGAAATGGATACATTTCTGATACAGGAGTCTTATCTGTAGTCAAAGGAACAGTTACATTAGAACCATCTGAAGAATACATCCACTCAATAAAAGATTCAGCAATGTCAAAATTATCTTTAAGTGTTTCTTCGAAATTCTTAATAAAGTTAATTTCACCAATAAGTTTTACTGAGATATAAGTGCTGCTAATGTTAAATTTGATAATGGCTTCATTAAAGAAGATTGCACCATGTTCTTCACCTGATTGAAAAATACGAGTACGACCTTCGGTGTTATTAGCAACAAAGCTTTTCCAATCTTCCATAGAACAAAGAAGATGTAATGACTTAAATTGTGTGTCCAATCCAGCATATGCTTTTTCAAGCAAAAATTCTGATACAATCACATCTTCTGCATCAGTAGCTGCTAGAAATACTTGTCTATTGTCCATATTAAAAGAATCCCATGTATAACTATTCAAACCTATTCGTTTATCTTTTCTCAATCTGCGTTTTGAGTCGCTACTAAGATAACGCCTCATCATTCCATCATTACTCATTCTAGCTAATACCTGTTCTAAAGTACGATACCCAGTTGTCATTTAATTCTCTTTGAATCATCTGCAATATTCTTGTCTTCACGCAACTCAATAAATGTCGGCAGAAACAAGCTTTCTACATTACCACCTTTATCCTGAATACGAGCATTATATTTTACTGTGGCTACTTTTCCTACAACATAGTCAACCACAAATTCCTTACGCTGCTCATCCGTGTAACCAGACCCAACATTTACTCGAATAGCACCATCATTTGACTCACAAATAAGAGCACCAAGACGACCCTTGTTTTTACCAGTACCTTCTTCCCAACCCACAATCATAAGATCACACTCAAGTTCTGCTTTGAACTTTACTTGATCCTTACTACGTTTGTCTTCCCAGATGCCAATCATGGACTTAAGAATAATACCTTCTTGTCCCTCATCCAAATACTTGTTGAATAGTTTGTTAGCAGTATACTGATTGTCAACTGTCTGTGTTTCTACAATACTAATAAGATGTCCCAGAGAAGATGCCTTCTTAAATTTTTCTACCCTGCCTACAAGCTCACTAAAACGAGATTTGTATGGAACAATATATTTGCCTAGAAGAAAAACATCATAAGGAATAGCATCCCATAATGTAGCACGAACCATTGCACCTTCATTCGCTGACTGAGTACCTTTGATTGCTTTGGTTAAGATACCATTTCCGGTCTTTCGATCAAGCGGCTTACCAGTTCCATCAACCACAAGAAGTTCGCCGTCAAATACGACATCATTGCCATAAATTTTGGCCAACCCAATAAATGCTTCACTAAATAAATCTGAAGCGATATCCAATTGCCTACCATTACGACTCCTAAATTCTACTTTACCGTTACGGATGATGGCGTTGAAGCGCATGCCATCCAACTTAAGCTGGACATATGCTGGGAACCCGATTTTGTCGACAAGCTTCTGTTCGAATCCAGAAGCCAGCATGACGGGATACGTCTTAATGAGTCCGGGCCAGATTTTATTAATGGTTGGTTCTCCGACTCCGCAACGAAGGTCTTGTTTGATGATCCGTTCAATAACGCTGGCATCTTGTGCATCAAGTGACTCCAAAATAAATTTCAAATGGTCTATTGCAGCATTACCAGTCTTGTTACGAGTGGCAAATTGCTGTTCAAGTTCTTGCATAGCCCAACCCAGTGCTGCTTTAGCCTCAGCTTTGCCAACAATATAGTTTGGGATTTTACGAATGTAATAACTAATCATAGGATCATATGCTAGTCGAAATGTTTCTTTTAACATATCATTACCAGCATTTTGCCGAAGAATTGCTTCTTTAGCTAAACGAGAATTGTCTGCAGCAAGAGCTTCAAGAATATCAAATACTTCCATTATATTACCTATCAAGAATAAAATACGTTAGCTTGGCGGTCATTCTTAAGTTTGCGCTTATACGCAGTCTTATCCTCTACAATACGAGGACGATACTTCGGCGTACGAAGATCTTTTGCTACAGGGTTACGGCGTTTTTCGGTTTTCATTAGAATCTCCACTATTTCATTATTATATAGTAAAAAGATATCCGTGTCAACCGAAGGGTTATTCATATATTGCTTATTTTTTAAGCATGAAACGGTTGAATTTCAGTATTTACATTAAAAGAGACGGCCTTATAGTCATGGGGTCTAATCATCACTGCAGTTTTGGCTACTTCTAATTTATTAAGATCATCATATACACCTACAATTTCATTGTGTTTAATACGATTGATCTTATCATGCCATCTTGCTTCTAAAATGTATAGTACTTTCATGCAACTTTTTCCATTGTAGTACTATTAGTGATTGTTTGATATAAGACCTCAAATTCCTCATGTTGCTCTACCTCAGTATTGAAGTTTTGCTTATGATATGTCTTTGCCATTCGCCTAAAAGTTTTCTTGGATAAATTCTGTTCATCACAAATGTTATTAATAGCCTCTCTAATAAAATCTCGTTCACCTTCAATACGAGTCATAGAGTTACTAATTTCCTTCATGCAATCTAAGATTGCCTTGCGGTCTGCGGGGTTGCTAATCATATAGTTTTCCTTTCAATGTCTTCTTCAATACAATCTTTACCATATTGTATTTCTACAATACGTAAATCATTTTCTGTAAAATTACAAAGTTGATGCCATTCCTGTTTTCGAATAAAAAGATGTTGATGTTTATCTAAAACTGTGTATGTTTCATCCTCGTGTTTAACTGTGGCTATACCTTCAGATACCATCCAAAATTCATTACGAGAATAATGTTTTTGCATAGATAACTGTTTGCCAGGATATACTAGCAATTCTTTTACCTTTATACCAGGCAGAGAATACAATACTCGATATACTCCCCATTGCCTAACTACCATTTCCATAAATTATCTCCTCATAGATGCAATAGCTTTAGCATCATCATCACAAAAAATAGGGACAGCATTAGATTTATGCATAGTGCCAATACCAATAATCTTAGTGCCAGTGTAAACTGGTGCCTCTTTTTTTGCACCAACACCTGCACCTGAATCATGACTCTTGATGTGAGCGTTAGTGGTTCTGCCTGGAGGCGGACCATAAGTAGGGAAAGGTCTAGTCAAAGGTCTAGCCTTGATGACCTTAGCAGTCTTATCAATTTCTGTTTTCAATTTTTGCCAATCGGATTTGAGTTCTAGATCACGCTTCTTAGCTTCAGCCGAAGCATACTTAATTTTGCGTTTTTTGCTATTGCCTAAATTGTTTAACCAAGGACCTACGAGAGCCATATCACCTCCTAATAATATAACTTAATTATAAAGTCATTAGTTTTTCTTGTCAAATGCCCTGTATTTCCAAAAATTGACCGTTCTACTATCAAATACTGGGTCTTTTGGGATCTGTGAGTGGTCTGCCCAAGTATTTTTTGGTTCGGGAGGTGGTTTTTTCCCGAAAAACCACTCCATCACTTTACAATAGTTGCTAGTTTAATTTTTGGTAATGGTTTATCAATTTGATCCTCGGATTTTGGAGGCATCAAATCAGGATATGCTTCTCTTACAATACTCTCCTTTAAAGATTTCCATTTTGTTTGTAGTTTTCTATCTTTTGCCAAACAAACCATTTCTGCCTCGGTCCAATGAATTCCTTCTAACATTTGAATAAACAAATGCTCTTTTCTAATTCTGTTTAAGTTAACACTTCTATCTAACCAAACATAAAATCTTCTAAATTCAACATACAAGTTTGATTCAGATGTACCCATGGGCAAATCTTTATTTTTCTTAAATGGCGGTTCTCCCTCAGGTAAATCCATTACAGCTCTTTCGTCGTAATTGATTTGTAAAATACCTCTAAGGACTACATTCTCGTAATCCTTTAATACCTTTATCTTTGCTTCTTTAGTTTTAGCTTTTTCAAACTCATCTAAGATTTGTGGTACAGATGTTTTCATTAAAAGTCCTCTATTAATTCTAGCATATTCTTCATTTTATTCTCAATAAAGAAGTTAAGCATTTTACTTTTGTTTTTTGTTGGACTGTTTACAAAATAGTCCACAATTTCATTTTTAAGATCTTCTGGTATATATCTAAAATCGACTAATACTTTGTTACGATTATATCTAGTAACAAATTCATCATCATTAGGCATAGTAGTAGGATCATCTAACCATGCTTCTAATTTTTTTGTTGATATTGGTTTTTGTTTAACACCGTTGACGAGACAATCATCTGCTGAGAACGCATTTGGAATTCCGTCTCCCTTGTCGCCGCGGATTGTATGTTCCAAAACATATCTCTCCGGCGTTGTGTCAGGCTTAACATATTTCTTTTGAATTGGCGAAAACTGTTTGACATTTTTATACCTCTGCAACTGAATAAAATCATGGTCACCTGAGATAACTAGAAATGGTTTTGGATCACCCTCCATAAAAGGATTTTCATTTTTAAGATCATTTGTTTGAGACCATTCTGCTAAAACAGCAATAATATCATCTGCTTCAGCCCCGTGGACATTGATAACCTTGTAAGGAAAATACTGATCAATTTCTTCTCTAATTTTATTTAGAGTTTCGAAAATTAATTTCCAGTCAAAGCCAGATTGTTCTCTAGCTTTTTTACGACCAGCTTTGTATAAAGGGAAAACCTCACGACGCCAATATTTCATGTTATCGCAGGCAATCACCAGCTCACCAAATTCATTACCAAATTTTTGTTTATAGCCTCTTAATGAATTAAGAATCATATGCCTCAATAAAGGCACATTCATTTCAACATCAGTTCGGCCACCAATTTCTGCCATTAAATTTGAAATGGCAGTTTGATTATAATCAACAACTATCATAATAATCCTTAAGTTACTGCTACTACTACGTTTCCTGTTATTGGGTCGGTGTATGTATTAGCAAGCACACCCGCTTCTAATTGCTGAGCCTCAAGCAAAGCAATATATGGTGCTAATTTATCTTTAACGGTTTCTTTTAGTGTTAAATTTAGTATATTATTTCCACATCCAGTCAATAAGTTATAAACTATGTTATTAATTTGAGTGGTAACTGCATTCTTAATTACCTTAGTGTTTATCGTCACTCTAAATGTAGTATTAAACTGATTTAGTTGTGTCTGTAGATTACTTATCTCACCTAATAGAGCTGTCACACCTGTAGCTGCTGCTATCTTATTTGTTAATGCTTGTATTACATCACCTTTTCTCAATCCATCCAACAATTGATTAATTGTTACCAAATCTAAATCAGAGGAATTAGGATCACACACGTCGCCTAATATATCCATGATACTACAATCACCTGGGCCACCGCCAACAGGCGATGCTTTGGTCACTCCTGATAATACATTGGTATTGGCTTGAAATGCTAATAATGTGGTCTTGTATGCTTGTAGTGCTATCTCTTCAGCTGAGCCAGGTGTTTCTGCTGCAATTTTAGCATTGACTGCTGTAATGGCAGCATTGATTGCCACATTTGCTGGATTTTGAAAAAACTGTGTTTGTATATCATCAACTATATTTTCAAGATCATTCAAATAATTACCTAGTACTTTTACAGCAGCAGTTATTTGATCTGCGAATTGTTTTAATTCTTGCAGTTCTTTTGGTATGATGCCTTTAGATTGAATAATAGCAGGAGCTCCTGCTATTTGAGTGAGTAAAGAAGGTCCTATTCTAGAACCTCCTATCTGAGATAGAATTATTCTAATCAATTGACAATAAGATAATTTTAATGCCATGGTATATCTCGATAAAAATATTATTTATTATCGAACTACTCGAACAATTAGCATATCTAAACTAACTCTACCATTTACATCACCACCTTTAGTCTTAATGGTATCCATAAATTTACGAAGCTGTACTTTACCAGCATTGAGTAATTCCTGAAGCTGTTCTGCAGGTTTTCTTAAAGTTTTAGTCTCAGACACCTCTGGATCATAGTTCTGCAAAGCTGAACCTTTGACTTGTATACCTTGACCTGAGTCGGTACGATATACTGACAATTTGCGATTCTTCGTATTGAACAACCATACTGCAGAAGCACCAACAATATCCATTGGACTTACTGAACTAATACTAAGTTCTTCATCTTTGGTCTTATACTTTAGATTCTTAACTTGTTGAGCCGGGGTCTTTGGCTTAGCAGTACGAGGCTTACGATTGGCTTTCTTGAATGCACCATACTTTTCGCAATCTTGAACCATAGCAGCAAAGAATTTAGCAACATCTTTTTTGCTGGTCTTTGTATAATGAGAATATGCTTCATTCAGTTGAGCATCTTTACCTTCAGTGATTTCAATCCATTCACGTAGACGTCGCTTTGCCCACTCCTCAATCTTTGGAACATATGCTTGAGGAATCTCTTTTGCCTTCATATCTGCTTCAAGCGAAAATTCTGTACCGTCAGTAATATAGTCATCATATGCTCCCTCTAAGGTGCCAATGTAATTGGCAATCTTTTCATTCATTGCATCTTGAATAGAGGGTTTATTGGAAACTATAACGGTTTTCTGTACTACAGGGATAGTGATGGGTTTGAGAATTGTGAAGATATAATTATTGAAGTTTTCGACGTGATAATCACTAAGTTTAGCACCTTTGCTCAAAATTCGAGCAATCCAACCATAGGTCGGACGAATTTCCTTGTCAGGCACCTTGTCGAAATCTTTTAGATCAGCTGGACGATTTTTTTTAATATATTCTCTGATGAATTTTCGAGCATCTGCTTTATTGCCGTCAATAGAATACCAGTTCATTGCAGTAATGAACTTCACCCCATATCCTTCTACACCGGCAACAATCTTAGTTGCATCTGGTTCTGCGCCGACTACGACGTTTTTTGGATTAGCTACTTTTTCTGCACGAGCCATATATCACCTCAAAATTTACCATATCATTATTATATTATCATTTGTAATGCGTGTCAATATCCAAAAAATAACCCTTTAAGGTATATGGTCTTCAACTACTAATAAGGGATTTTTCTCTTAATACCTTTAGAACGATTTCGCTAACAGTTTCTTCAAAGGTCGGCAAAGGAGGTCTTGTCGCTGCTTGTTGATTTAAATCTTGTTGTATATCATTGACCCCGGGCAGCATATCTTCTCCTGTAGCGACACTAACCCAAGGAGGAATAAATCTTTCCATGATTGATTGAGAACTGTTGATCAGAGACGCTTCCAATGAATCAAGATTTTGATTTATTAGGTTGACGTCCAACCAAGAATTTACTAATTCTTCTGTCAAAGATTCGAAAGGTGTAAAATGAATATTATCATTGAACCCAATTTCCATATTTAAAATACCACTTAAACTGCTATTATTCGATCTAACAGAGATTAGTACCTGTGCAGAGATTACTTTCTTAGGATATTGTTGATCGCTACTATCAGTTATTAGTTCTACTACGTTGTAAGTTTTTTCCATTGAAAATGCCTATAAAGTGTTTGTAGTATATAATCCGCCCTCATGATCAGCGTTGGTTATACTTATTAATGCAGCACCATCCGCACCTTTGCCGCCATCTACTGTAGCTCCTGAGCTACCACCGCGCCCTGAAGCTGCATTAGTTACAAATTGAGAGTTACTATTAATTGGACCTCTCGGCGAAGGATATCCGAGAGTGCTTGATAATCTATTTCTCCAAGCAAATTCAAAATTAGAGTTACTAATATTATTTGAAATCATATAAACCCACCCTGAACCACCGCCTCCGCCACCGACTTCAAGTCTGGCGAATGCTAGTTCTTTTTGATAAAAAGATCCATCCCCGAATACGTCACTAGCATAGATGTAAAAAGCAGGTAAAAATCCTGGAGCACCCAATCCTCCGCCTCCGCCTCCGCTGCCACCTGTATCAAATTGCGTAAAAATAGCATCAATTACAGAATCCGGCTGCCCAGGAAATCTTTCTGTTATTATATCTTGAAAAGCGCCACCAAAAGGTTGAATAAAATTTTTATAATAAAAGGAATAAAAATTATCAGCACCTAATCCTGGAAATCCATCATTTAAAGTGTTATTAATATCATCTGTTGGACCTCTATTTACTAAAAATCCATTTAACCCTGTATCTAGAGTACCAATGCCTGCTAATCCTCCAGTTTTGGTATAACGAGGATAACTAGTTGTACTATAATTTATGCCATAGGCTCCAGCAAGAATACCTGTAGGAAAATTTCCTGCTTCAAAATTGTCGGTGAATTGGCCTGCTCCACCTCCGCCGCCTCCACCTCCCGCGAAGGATAATATGTAGCCGGTACTACTTGTTCCTTCTGGATACCATATGATACATGAGGCACCGCCGCCACCTCCTCCGAATCCGGATCCGCCCAATCTTAATGGGGGCCCACCTGATCCGCCGTTTCTATATCCTGCTCCTCCGGATGGTCTCGAACGTGAGTTCCAAAAGTTTCCACCGCCAGGATAAGAATGCCCTCCTCCGCCACCTTCTCCGACATATATTGTTATTGCCTGATTGGAATTATTGCTGGCAATATAACAAGTCATACTAGCCTGAGTGCCAGATCCACCTGTGCCTCCAAATCTGGCAGGACCTGTTCCATCACCCCCTCCACCTCCACCCCCTCCACCAATTAAAGTGTATTTCAACCAAAACTTGCCAGCGCCTAATACGTATGTGTTGACCCCATAAGAGGTATGTACTATATTGCCAAAATATGGAAAAAATGAGCCTCGATAATCGCTCATTTTTAAGTTAGACGCTGTGGTTTTTAAAATTGTTCTCGAGTTTCGAAGAGAAAAATCAGTAGAAGAACCATTAAGACTATAGGTACCATACCCCAAATTAGTAGGAGACGGACCAATGCTATCTGCGACAGAAGCTGCCGATGCGCCCCCATCAGTCCACATAGAAGCGCCTGTTCTAAGGCTGCTCATTTTAAAATTAGTAGTAAACGGACCAGTAGCAGATTGTCTATAAGGTGCAGGTAAAGCAGCATTGGGCTTAGATATTGATACATTGAGATATTCATTAAAAATATCTGCATATAATCTAACGTCAGAAAGATTAGTTTTTATGGGCATGTTTAACCTTCATGTTTATTATTATTTATTAAATATCTCCAAACCTCCAGATCATCTTTGTATACCCATTCTTCCACACCATTGTACATACGATGGAACACATAGTCAGTTAGGTCAATGTCGATTTTTCTACCGAATTGACCTTTGAAACCATCAGTTAAAGTAAATCTAACTATAACATATTCTTTTAAAGTTTTGTCCACTTATTAACTAACAAGGAATTGATGTTTTCAGCAATACTTGATCCCCATTCCCAATTGTTCATGTAAGCTTCCTCATATGCCTCCTGTTCATCCTCTATACTGGCATCAATGAAGTTTCTAATATTATACGAGAACATATCGGCAAAGTCCTCGATGTCCACCAGATTATCTAACTGTGTTAAGTCAATGATCTCTCTTATCATTTTAACATCAGATGAGCCGTCGATACACTCCTCGATTTCCTCATCGGATAAAATGTCATTGATTTTGAATGCTGCCGAGCTCAAAGCTAATCTCCTTAATAGAATCCAGACGAATCGTACGCCATTCATCAATTTCCACATCCGTGACACTAATTACCCCGGCATTTTCCTTTTTACCAGTACCGTTAGTATTTGCCACCAGTCGATCATGAAGTGTCGCTTTAATGACACGGTCAGTACCATCCTTCTTTGTAAATTTAATGGTAACGACTTCTTCTTTTAAGACACCGGTAAGCCATTTGCGTAGTTCATCAAGTTCCATCTCATTCCAGTTATTCATGAATAATCCCCATTCATTTGTCCGAGTAAATAATTATACACCAGGTACCAATCTTCAGATGACCAAACCTCATCTGGTGTTCTCATGTCAAACGCTTTGTTTGGTCTATCCCACCAATTAGAAACAAGAGCTTCACCAAAGCATGCTATTAGTATGGCATTGCATCTGTTTCTAGCCACATTCTTATCATTCATAAATTTCTCTTAACTCCTCTCGTATCTTCTCCACGGCCAAGTTCCAACTCTCATCGGCACCAACCCATTTTATCTTACCCAGTTCATTATCAATATCAACGATGACATTACGTATAATAGAAGCCGGTAACGCATCACCGGTCCACACTAAACCAATGTCTTTACACGATTTATCTATAAGTTGCCGAGCTCGTTTATTCATTGCTATCTCTATACTCATTAAACATATCCTTGGCAAAATTATAGTCTTCCATACTATAAAAGCGAAACGCCATTGTACCCATTGTCGTGGGAACGTACTGAAAACCGATATGATGCTTGGTTAGAATCTGTATACAAAGTTTACGAGACCAATCATCAATCGGCCAGATCTCCAGATTATGTTCATGTAGAGTAATACCAATTCTCATAGTTTATCTCTGTGTATGTATATAAAGAAGGCAACAATTGCTATAAAGCATAGCATTATTATATTAAATTCAGTAATGGAAGTCATTACATAGGCCGCATAGAGTTATACATTTGGTCACGAAAGTTTATCGTCAGTGACACGCGTTTTTCATCAGTCATGTTCGGTTCGACATAATGTCTCAAATAAGCTGGGAAAATGATTAGTTTGTTTTGTTTCGGTCTCTCTCGCCATATACCAAAATTATTTTCATTCTTATCGTTCAATGGAAAAGCATATGACGTAGTAGGATTCTCAAACACCAAATCCCCACAGAGATCATGGGCTTTTAAGTAAAGCACCGATGAGTATGAAGCATATGGATGCATGTGTGATAGATTGTAATGGTGTTTTCTATTTACATTGAACCAGAAGTTATCAACCACAAGATTTGCATTAACATCCGTAGCAACGGTCGAAATGTAATCGTGAAGTTTAGTTACTATATTGGGAAATAATGTATGTAGATTGTCCCCAGAATAGTTAGTACTCTGATATCCGAGCATATTAGATTTTTTCTCAGATACAGTAGACTTCTCTATATTAGTACATATAAGCAATTCTTCATCAAAATTTTCAGTAGTTTCAAATACCCATATATTGGTATAGAAAGGGGTAATTTTCATTTTTTTCTGTACAAAGTTTTTTGTGATTCTCGGTGTATGTGGATTGGAAGTAGATTCGGTATAGAACGGAGTAAAGAACGGAGTAAAGAACGGAGTTAGGTCGGTGTATTTTAGACGGGGTTTTCAGTGAGATTTTTCTGTGAGATTTTTCTGTGAAGAAAGATTTTAAAATCATTTTTGAATTTATTTGGTGGCCGTTATAATTGAGGATTATTAGGGTATGAGACTCATCTCGGATTTCTTTAGTCTGACCTTTTTCAGTGGTCAGTCTTTTGGCGCTTTGTTGCTTTTTTGCTATTTTAGCCAGTCCAGTAGCAAAATGGCTGCCGCAAACCCTGCCGCGAACAGCATGAAGCGTCCTACTAGGTCATCCATCCTATCCTCATACCTCATGGCAGAATCCCTCCTCATTACGCTGCTTCCTTCGCATAAGAACGCTCTATATGCGCTATGCCCTCTAATAGAGACCTTAGCTGCTCTTCACGCTTGGCCTTGGGGAGCTGATACAACGAGGTCTCGATCACAGCGGTCATGACACCGATGATCCGCCAGGGAGTGCTGAACTCGTTCCCAGCGTCCATTGCGGACAATGTTGCTTTGCGAATCACGTCTGTCATATCGATGAATTCTTTGCTTTTCATTTGCTGTTCCTTTTTATTTACCATACCATTATTATATAACCATATGGTACCCGAGTCAAATGAAGGGTTACTCGGTAATGTAACGAAGTTCTTCGATCGCTTCGTCTAGCGTGTCGAATCCGGTGGCATCGTAGCTGTCATCGTAGAGCTTGACATAGTAGGCTCCGTTGCCTGGACTTGCTTCTCTATCAAACCCTGCTTCGCCAGAATCGGTGAAGAACTGAATGACTCTCGTAATTTCCATGTTACTGCTCCTCGGCGGCAAAAAAGCGTGGACTCAATTCGTTAAGATCAAGCATGCGACAAACATCTTCCATACTCATGTAACCTAGACATGCTCTCAGCAACACTTCCATGTCGACTATGCCATTCTCTACGAGGTCTAGGGCGTAACTACGGACATCCTGGGATACTTGCATCTTTGTTCCTTTGTTCTTTACCATAACCATATTATATGTTCAAATGGTATCCGAGTCAAGTGAAGGGTTATACCAGATCTACCTGGACGTCTACAGTAACACGCTCGTTCTTGTGATTGAATACTCGGACGGGTTTGCCTATGCCCATGGGCTTGTCTGTCAGATTGAACTGCCCTAGTCCCAGCTCTGTTAGCACATGGCTCACTGCGAGTCGCTGATCTACGAAAGACATACCTTCCATAGCACCCTGTACTGTGGTGTGAAACGCTACACCGTTGACGATGACTCGGATCTTCTGGCTGTTCTTCAGCCCCACGACTAACCGACTACGCATTTAAGAGCTCCTCGTTACGAAGTAGAATGGACCTGCCCAGAGCATCTTGCTTTTCGGACAACGTACCCCTGTTGTCGAACCACTTGATCAGCATCCCTGCTAGGACATTGTCCTGTCTCGGAAGCCTAGCACATATATACGCTAGGTCGGCTATGAGAAGTGCGTGGTCTAGATTCACGTACACTGGGGTTTTCGTCATCTTTGTTCCTTTGTTCTTCACCATAACCATATACTAACACCAAATGGTACCTGAGTCAACTGTATGGGTACTAAGATTGTCATCTTGTCCCGGGACCAGGCGACAATCTACCAAGCAAGCTCTCGGGGAGCATAGGAGACCTTGCCATCGTATAGCATCTGAAGGCGCTCGCCCTGCGTCAGGTAGTCATCATCAACGACTTCCCACCCGGCGATGTACTCCTGATAGAGGGGATTGTCGATCTCGATCTCGGAGCGAAGTGCCATCACGACATGAGTAACACGATTGAAATCTCTGAAATTCTTGACGACATAGTCCTCCCCACCCTTAGCCTTCCAATAGGGATTGTCTTCTGAACCATAGTTCTCGAGAATCTGAGTCGTGATGAGCAACTTAGCCATGCTTTCTCCTATATAGAGGATCCGACGAAACTCATCTGCTTCGGGCTAACCTCTGCAATTTGTCTGTTCGGTTTCGTCTTCACCATGATCTAATTATATGGGTATTTGAATACCCTGTCAACCTACAGGGTTACTCCAGCGTAGATTTCGTTTTCAGCATCACCGAACTTTTCTTCTAAAACTGATAGCATCTCCTGCTCATCTGAGGTCAGATTCCCGAATTCTGGGGACTGAAAGTAGGTGTATAGTAAACCCAGAACAGCAGAAACCTCAGTAGCATTTAGCGTTATAGCAATTTCGTTTTTCAATTCATTTCCTTTCTTTACCATACCCTTAGTCTAACACCGAGAGGATTTCGTGTCAACCTCCGAGAGATTTCCCGAGCACAGCGAAGGGTTGCTTGACTTCTAATTCAAAAGGGGGAAAAAGTATTTATTGCCGAGGAAGTGCTTACTTTTTAAGCATATAAATAAAGGATTTTCTGAAGGCACGATTGCTACTTTCGTAGGGGTATAATTTACTGCTAACCGATACCTAGCAGCACCATAGACACCGAGAGGGCACTATATCCACTGGTTACTAACAGTCTATCAACAGAATATTTTGCTATCTCAATGCTCAGCAACATCTTATATTGCTATTCAAGACAAGAGCGGGACTCAAACCCGCTCGCTTCTCTCGCTAACCCGCTAATTACATTCGCCTACCCGCTCGCTTCTCTACCGATAATCTTTCCAATTCCCTAATAGCTCATTGTCTCCGTACCCAGCCGTATACGCTGCTATCTCATTAGCACTCATATCTACCATATCGAGTCTCGTGCTATTGTAGCTATCCCCTACGTAATAATGAGGGTTGAAGCCACGTCTGTAATAAGAGTCTGCTGTGCCTCTATCGTACGGTCCTCCGTGTCTTTGACTGTACAGTTGCTGATGCTGTTCGATGAGATCTTCTACAAGCATTACTTACTCCTCCGATACTAGAAATTCTTTGATCAGTTCTGCTTTGACGTTCATTAGTAAAGCGTAGATCGCATCCGTGAGACCATTCTGTACGTCTTCCACAATCTGCTCTACTGCTAAATCAATGAGATCGTTCATCTCTTATACTCCCACTGCAAAGATCTTGGTTGCGTTGAACGCTCCCTTGTTCTTTCCCTTTGCTGTAGCTGACTTTGGAGTCTTTCGAGCTTTGACCTGAGTAATCACGTTACCCTTTGCCAGAAATGCTGCGATTGCAAGTTCTGTTTCTGCTCTGAGGTCTGCTTTAGTATTGATCTGCATCTGAGTTCCTTTGTTCTTTACCATGATCTAATTATATAACCGTTTGAATACCCTGTCAACCTGAAGGGTTACTTGAGTCAGTAGGGTTTCACCAGAATTGGTGCTACGTTGGGGTCGGTTGACACTATAGAGCACTCAAACCCCAGGGCCCGAGCGTGAGCTATCGCTTCTGCTAGGGTGTGAAACGATCCCTTGTTGAGTCCGAAGTTGACCATGTGAACTGTGTAAATCATTGTGCGCTCCAGTATGAAAAACAACCAGTCCATTCTTTGTAGGATTTTTGATCTGCCAGTGGCATGACCAGTAGTTCGCAGATGCCATCAATCCAGGCCTTGCGTAATACACAAATGGTTCCTTGTTCAATCATCTTTGGCTCCTTGTTGTTTACTGTAATTCTAGTATACTACCAATCTGTAGAGTTGTCAACCTATTGTATCTATGCCACAATCTCTCAGAAGATCTTTGGATTCAGCCGTTGCCTTTGACGCCAGTAGGGCAAGGCCCAAGCAAGGTTAGTCTCTATGACAATAGGAGTCATTTGACCCATCAAGTTCCTATGCCGGCTCACGTACACTCGCATCATTGTACCACCTCGCCTAGATCGGAGTAAAGATAACAGTTAGAACCCTGAGGTCCTGACAGGTATGCTTCAGCGGCTTCTAGTGAGGCAAATACGCCTGCCACTGAAGGGCCAAGTCCACGATCTTCTTCTAGCACTACGAACACTCGTAGTTGGGATTGGTGTTCCATCATCTTTGGCTCCTTGTTCTTCACCATAACCATATACTAACACCAATTGATACCCGTGTCAACCGTATGGGTACTAGCAAACGTGAAGTCTAGTGCGACCGTTGAAGCCGTCGACAAGTTTGACACTGAATCCATTAGCTGTTAGTGCTTTAGTGACCGGTCCGTAGTTGTACCTAATACCCCAGATTTTGACACTGCGAGTTCCGTCGACTAGCTTGTCGTTGAAGATCACTGCGTCTGGTCCAACTACACTACGAATAACTTTAGTCATTTTGCTGGTCATTTGGGTTCCTTTCTTTACCATAACCATATACTAACACCATTTGATACCCGTGTCAACCGAAGGGTTATTACTACAAGTTCATCTGCGGCAATACACTCCCTTCTTCAAGTCAGGTCTGTATTCCCATTGCCAAAAGTCGGCTAGGCCACACATGTGGTTGGTAGGAAAGTACCAGACTTTTCTATATCCAATATGCTGCATAAACTTATCCCAGTACCACCTAATCACGTTCAACTCCGAAATGTTTCTGTAAAGTCTCATCGGCACTCAATACGTTATATTGAATACCACCCACGTGTACGTCTGTAGTGTAATCTTCCAATAGATCCATACATTCTCTGATAATTAACTCGGCGAACTTTTCTTGATCAAAATGCATACCATCTAAACGCCGATCCCAACATTGGCTAGCAAGTTCTCGAATTCGTTCGTTCATTTTATTTGCGCTTTCAGTTTTTTGATCTCGGCTTTGAGCTTACGATTCTCAAGTTTTGCCCAACCATAGTCTTCCTGTAGTTTCTTAAACTTTTCGGTAAACTCTCCGTCAACCAAAGTCAAAGGCTTTTCGGTTATGACAAAAAACTTGCCGTTGTCCCAGTCAAACCCCTTAGATACACTGGTAACAGCGACACATGGTGTACCACCCACAGTGGTGAATGGCGGCTTGTATTCTATTACCACTTCAGGGTCGTTGTATTCTTTGATACGATCTGCGTATAAATCAATCTTTGCTTTGAATTCGCTGAGTTTCATTCTTTAATTCCTTGAACCATTTCGTCCAATTCTTTTGCCAAGTCATTCATACGATACCAACCCTCCATTTTTGATTTAATATATCGATTATCATAATAATCATTACTCTGACGTTCACGCTCGTCCAAATACTCTTCCAATACTTCAGTGAATTTTCTCATTCTCCAACTCCGAAATGTTCTTTAATCTCATCAATAATATCATTCACATCATTAGGTGGATAGCCAGGAAAGTTCGCACGGTCTTGGGCAATGTCGATACATTCTTTCACAATCAACTCGGCGAACTTTTCCAACGCATCTTCGGTAAACTCAACACCTCGTTTACCACTTTCATATCTTAAATTATATACGCCAGCAGGCATTATTTCGGCAACTTTATCAGCAAGTTCTTTAATTCGTTCGTTCATTCTGCAATCTCCACAACTTTAAACTGTTGGTCATCCCGCTCAAATAACTTAGCTGTATATTCTGCTGCTTCTCTAGTAGGGTAAAAATCATTTTTCAACCACTGTTCCCAGTCAGACCATTCCATATGTGATGCAAAATAGCAGCCATTGTAACAGCGTCGTTGCGGATCATCAATAACTAATTTACCACGTCTAATGTGTATAGTATATTTCATCTGCATACCTCGATATCAGCGTTGGGTTCTGCTCTAGCAGCATTTCTATATTCGTGTACTAGTTCAAAAAGACCATAGTAATTGCCCCAACCATTCTCAGGGTTATATTGTTTCAGACGATCCTTGTCCTGAATCAGAATACCTAGTGCTTCGTCCAGTAGCTCTGCGATCTCGCTTGCTTTTTGTAGTGGAGGTTCGCATTCGTCTGGACGCCACAGAATGTTATACAAAGTCAAACCATTGGCTAAGACTACTTTGCTAGCCATCTTGCCTAGATTGTGTGTAATGTTACCAGAATAAACCTCAGTTGGCTTGGTAATCATTAATCTAACATCAAGACTCATATCTACCTCTCGTAAAAGCAAACTGACTCATCGTAACCAATGGCATCGAAGATTTCTTCAAGTACTGCAGTATCTCGCATCTCACGAACCTTCGGACGGGTCATTGTAATAGTTTCGATCAAAGATATTACTTTAGGCCAGGGCATATTGAAACGCTTTGCGGTGTCAATCACTCTTGACACTGCCTCATCACCCTCAGAACTGAACATACCAAATTGACTCTGAAACATACTCATCTCCATAATCTTTACCATACCGCTATTCTAACACCAAAAGGTACCCGAGTCAAGCAACGGGTTACTCGAGCTCGTACTGCTCGTCGTACCAGTTATCGTTGGTATAGTGGTCTTGCTCCATATACATTTCCAACAGCATAGCATTGCACAAATCTACGTCTTTCAGCGACACTTTGTGCTTCTTTGCGATTGCTTGAAAATCGAGCAAACCCATTTCGATATCTTCTTGAATGCCAATAACCAGATCACTCATGCTCATAACTTCTCCTATCTTTCACTATAACAATAGTATAACACCTTTTGGTTCCCGAGTCAAATGCTCGGGAACTGCGCTTTGCGCGCTGCGATAATTTTGATTGCTTGCCCTGCTGCTTCACGGGCATTGGTGTAAGCGTAGTCGTCGCTAAAACTGTTGAATTTGTCGAAAATTTCCCACGCTGAGGTATCAGAATCCCGTACTTCTACAAGGATATCTGCACCACTTACTCGGGGATCTTTACCTGTACTGATGACTCTAACGAGTCCGAAGTCACTAACTACTCTCATTTTCTGTTCCTTATCTTTCACTATAACATAAGTCTATAGCCAAATGAAACAGAAGTCAAGTGCCCTAGCGGGCTGAAGGGTTACTTTGTATTCTTTGCCAAACGCTTATTTTCTCGTTTGTTTACTGGATGCTCCCAGGTCTCTCGATGATTCCATACTAGACTACCTTCATGATGTCGTTCATTGTTATGATTAACAGAACGATCAACCTGAGTAACCTTTTTACCACTGCCACTTAAATGAAATCTAAGCATGGTTCTATACCCAGGCTTTTCTTTGTCAACGTACTTATTAGGACCATGGACAGCATAAACATGTTCAAACCCATGACGTCTTTCAAACTTGAAACCTACCTGGGCTCCTAAACTCATTTGCGGAGACATGTGTTTTTTAAATTGTTCATGCTTAGCAATCAAAAGAGCCTTTGGTTTACCAATATGAGCTTCTAGATCATGGTACGACATAACACCTGTATGCTCATCTGGCTTGGAATAAGAATTAGATTCTTGAAATTGCTTAAACGTTTTCATTTATTTTTCTTATTGGGTTAAATCTTAATTATTTATAATCCTTTGTTTGATTACGTCTTTGGCGGCACGCAGAGCAGCGTTCCAGGAGGGAGTGTCATATGGATTACCGTCAGTGCCTACACCACTGTAACCCATTAGATCATCAAGAACTTCTATAGCGATAGGGATATCTGAGAAGTCGCAGGTACAGCATTCAAACTCTGGGTCATGCCTATCAATAAGCATAAAGTCCCAGTCAGGACAGATGTGTTTGAATTTATTCATATATTGTTTATTCTACCAGTCCAAAGTGTTTTCGAATACGATATTTGGCCCAATCACCATTGCTGTACTGACCACGATCATGAAGTTGTGCACAGCATTCTTCTACGATCAATTCGGCAAACTTTCGGCATTCGGGCTGGTCCCAATGACCGATGCCAAACATATCTGCCTGGTATCCTGCCTGCAGTGCAAGTTCTCTAATTCGTTCGTTCATGGACGATATTCCAATTTGATACACTTCCAACCATTGCGCTTACACCACCAAACATTGTATAACGCTTTTAGCAAGCTCTCGCCTCGGTATATCTCCAACCAGTAAAAGTGGTCACTACCTACTGCTGCTTCCCATACTTTAACTTCATACTTGTTACCCATTATCATTGCCTATTTCATCTTCTGTTGCTTCCCATTGGCGAGTAAAAAGTAATTACCAAGTTTATCTATATCTTCTTTTGGATAACCATTTTTAACCAGCCATTCAATGGTGTCACTGTCATCGTCTTTAATTTTAGGAAATCCATATTTCCATCCACTAGGAGGGTCTACCCAAATTCGTTTGTTCATATTACCAATCTCTGTGGTCAGTGATGGTGACAACAAAATCACCATCGGTGTCTTTGTGAGTAATCTGGAAGGTGGCTCTAAGTTCATAGCCAATACCAGAGTCTTCATCATGTTGTGTAAGAGTAACAAATCCTACATTGCCAGTGGTATGAATGGTGTCAAAGAGTTCTTTGATTCTCTCTACTTCTCTCTTACATAATCTAATGGTATTCATTGTTCAAATCCAAAAAATTTTCGCACTTTATAAACCCAAGAATTGTTTTTTCGTTCTTGTTGCAACTTCATTTGATAATCTATAACCTCAATCGCTTCTTTAAAGTCAATAGGTACGCCCAAGCGAACCTTATCACTTAGCATTTCTAAGCGCTCATCTTTCATTCTTTGTCTCCATATAGAGCACTATGTAATCTTTCCATTCTTTCAGCAGCCATAATCAATAACATCTTCAATGCTATA